CTCAAGCCGTAATGAGATTTAGACAAGGTGGTTTCGTGGTGCATCCTGAAGACTATGAAGATGAACCAGTTCTCCATCAGCAAAGGACATACTATTAATGGAAACTTTATATAGGCTTTATAGAATAATTTTTGGAAAAACTATAAGGGCCAAAATTCCTACAGAAGAAAAAGAGCAGATCAAGGATTTGCTCAACGATATGATTAATCAAACTGAGGCCGGCACCGCTAAAATAGACGAGCAAATTGCAGAACTTACAGAAATAAATAGAATCATAGACAAGGCAGAGGAAAGAGCTTTTAAACGAGACACTGCGAAAAAAATTGATGACGCGGAAGGGGGACTTTTGCCGCCAGTGGGTGACAGCTCCGCTTTAACCTCTATGTTAAAACAACTTGCAGACAAAACAGGTCTTACACCAGTTCAGATTAGAAGATCTATCGTGGATAATATCAACGCCGGCTACGCACCAAACGACCCAAAAAGAATGAGACTTGATGATAGTGAAAGCTTGGAAAGATATCTTCAAACAAAACTACAATATGGTGACGAACAAGATTTAATAGATGATGTTATAGAAGGGTTATATAGCTCTGCAACGGATACAATACTAGGATCAAAGGAAGCAACCACTAAAATACCCCCAGTACCACCTGGTTTAAAAAGATTTTTTGATGAAGACGGTGATTTTATTGACGATGCAGCGAAAAAAGAATTTGAAGAAAAAATTTTAGTTCCACCAATGCAACCTAAAAAGGGCGGCTTAGAGGAAATGCTCGACGATGAGTTAAAAAAAATAAATCAAGAAAAGCAAGATCTTCGACGAGCTGAAGAGTTGATGACAGACATAAATAACTTCGGCAAAACTTATGATGAAATAATGCAAATGGTTCAAGACGAAAAAGTTGTGCCTATTAAACCAAAGAAAAAAGCAACAGGAGGCCGTGTTCAGTTAAAAGATGGTGGCGGTCTACTTAAAGATCTATCTATTCAGGATTACATGAGACTAGCAGGTTTTAAAGATTTTGTATCTCCTGCTACGGCAACGCCAACACTGAAGAGGGTCACTAAAGACCCTGGTCTCCCTCAGTTAGCAAATGTAACACAAGCAGATTTTTCCAAGTTTGAAGATGAGTACAATCAGTTGTTAGAAAAACGAAGACTTTTTAATGAAGCAACAAAACCAAAAAGACCAGGGTTAAGAAGACCAGGTAGTTTCAAACCATTTAATAACCCTAAGTTTAGTGAAATTATGAGCAAAGAAGAAGATGAAAGACTTAGATTATTACAAAACACTTTTATCTCACCTTTTGGTGACGACAAAATGGAGGGAGGTCCTATTGCTCCATTTGGTCTTACAGAAGATGGAAGACCTATACTAAACCCTTCGATTAATCGTATCGGTCTAAAAGATGGTGGCGGACCAAAACTATCTCGTCGTAGATTATTACAACTAATGAGTGCAGGTATTGGTAGTTTAATGATGCCAAGAGGTGCTAAGAAAGTTGCAGATGCAATGGCACCAGCTGTTAAAAAAATAATGCCAGCTCCTGGCATGCCTGATTGGTTTCCGTTACTCGCTCAACAAATTAAAACAAAAGGTAAAAAAGTAAGAGAACCAGATTACGCTGACTTTACATCGGGTGGTGACACAACGGTAAGATACGAATTAAAAGATAAAAGGTTAGCGGGCGATAAAATATTTCTAGAAGAAGACATGCAAACCGGTGCCGTGAGCATATATGGTAGAGGCGATGACTATCAACAAGTTTCAATGGACTATTTCCCAGGACCAAGAACCGTAGACAAGCAAGGCAGGATTAGAGAAGCCGAACCAAATTTTGAGATGATGGAGTTTGCAAAAGGAGAAATACAGGATGTAGAAAACTTCGGTGGCATAGATGAAATGCGCGGGGATCTAGGATCATGGATTAAACTATCTGGTGTGGACAAAACAGCAAAGAAACAACTAGAAGAAGTTAAAAAATTATTTAAAGAAGAAACAAAAGATCCAAACATAGAACCTGATGAGTTTGCACAAGGCGGTGGTGTAGGATCGTTATTTAAGAGGAAAGCATAATGGCTATAGATAAAGATCTGCCCAACGAACCGGAAAGAGTAAAACTAGAAGTAGAAGGTAACAAACAAGAGGTTGAGATACAACAGGACGAACCACCAAAAGGTCCAGTAGAAATAAACGAACTAGAAGATGGTGGTGTTGAAATAGACTTTGACCCACAGGCTGTAGTTGGTGAGGGTGGACAAAACCACGAAGCAAACTTAGCAGAGTTTTTAGATGATGACATTCTAGGTGAGATTAGTTCAGACTTGTTAGGTGATTTTTTAGAGTACAAATCGTCACGCGATGACTGGGAGCAGTCATACATCAAAGGACTAGACCTACTAGGTTTTAAATATGAAAACAAAACAGAACCTTTTCAAGGTGCATCTGGTGCAACACACCCAGTGTTAGCAGAAGCTGTCACACAATTTCAAGCGTCAGCGTACAAAGAGTTACTACCAGCGGGTGGCCCAGTTAGAGCACAGATTGTTGGAATGACAGACGAGGCAAAAGAAGCACAAGCAGAACGTGTTAAAGAATTTATGAATTATCAAATTATGGTTGAGATGAAAGAGTATGAACCAGAGTTTGATCAAATGTTATTTGACTTACCGCTTGCAGGATCGACATTTAAAAAAGTTTACTACGATCAAACAATGGCTAGATGTGTGTCTAAGTTTGTACCTGCAGAAGATTTAGTTGTGCCATACAGCGCGACATCTCTAGAAGATGCAGACGCTATCATGCACGTAATAAAAATGTCAGCAAACGATTTACGTAAACAACAAGTGAGTGAGTTTTACAAAGATGTAGAGCTTGGTAGCACGTCGTACGAAGCAAACGATATTGAAGAAAAGAAAGCCGAGCTCGACGGTGCAAGCGTCAATAACAAAGACGAAGTGTATACACTTATCGAGTGTCACGTAGACCTAGACTTACATGGCTACGAAGACAAAGATGAAGAGGGCGAACCAACAGGCATCAAACTTCCATACATCGTAACAATTGTTGAAGGATCAGGTGAAGTATTGGCGATTAGAAGAAACTACAGCCCACAAGATCCAACAAGAAAAAGAAAAGATTATTTTGTACATTTTAAATTTTTACCAGGACTAGGCTTTTATGGATTCGGCTTGATCCACATGATAGGCGGTTTATCAAGAACTGCCACGACTGCGTTGAGACAACTTCTCGATGCAGGCACCTTGGCTAATCTCCCTGCCGGATTCAAGATGCGAGGTATTCGCGTCAGAGACGAAGCTCAACCGTTGCAGCCGGGCGAGTTCCGTGACGTCGATGCTCCTGGTGGAGATTTAAATGCAGCATTCAAGCTGTTACCTTTCAAAGGAGCAGACCAAACATTACTACAGTTGATGGGTGTCGTTGTGCAAGCAGGTCAGAGATTCGCGAGCATAGCTGATATGCAAGTCGGTGATGGCAACCAAAGTGCAGCTGTTGGTACAACCGTTGCATTACTGGAGCGTGGATCGCGGGTTATGACAGCGATACACAAAAGATGTTACCAAGCGATGAAGTGTGAATTCATGTTGATGGCTGAAGCGTTTGCAACATACCTACCACCAGTCTATCCATACAATGTTGTGGGTGGACAGAGACAAATTAAGCAGATGGACTTTGGACCAGAGGTTGATGTCGTGCCTGTTGCAGATCCAAATGTCTTTTCACAGACACAACGTATCGCCATGGCACAAACAACTATGCAGATGGCACAAGCAAACCCTGGAATGCACAACATGTACGAGGTTTACAGAGACTTGTACGAGGCGTTGGGTGTAAAAAATATTGACTCGATACTAAAACGACCAGCACAACCACAACCGATGGACCCTGCTATGGAAAATATTGCAGTTTTAAGTGGAGAACAGATCAAAGCCTTTCCGGGACAAGATCACCAAGCACACATGACAGCGCATATGACGTTCATGGCAACAAAAACTGTGCGAAATAATCCTGTTGTGATCGCTGCATTACAAAAAAATATCATGGAACACATCGCTTTGATGGCTCAAGAGCAGGTTCAACTAGAATTTAAGGACGAATTGATGCAACTACAGCAGTTACAGATGCAAATGCAGCCAATACAGCAACAAATGCAGATGAATCCGCAAGCATTACAGCAAAATCCGCAAGTTATGCAGATGCAACAGCAAATTCAGAGCCTAACACAGGCTATTGAGTCAAGAAAATCTAAATTAATTGCAGAAACACTGACAGAATACCAAGCAGAAGAAGAAAAAATGTTTGATGAGGTCGGTGATGACCCTCTAATTAAGTTAAAATCTCGTGAAATAGACTTAAAAGCAAAAGAAGAGCAAAGAAAAGAGGAAGAGGGCAAACAAAAAGCAGATATGGACAAATTAAAACTAATTCAGAGCAGAGAGATAGCAGAAGACAAGCTTGAACAAGACGATGAACATGCTAAACTGCGTGCATCTGTATCTTTAGCAAAAGACG